ATGGCAAGAAAAACAAGGCCTTTGAGCGATACTGAAGTTCGAAATACAAAGGCAAAGGACAAACCTTTTACACTTTACGATGGTGATGGTTTAGAGCTGCGGATCGCTGTTTCTGGAACCAAATCTTGGGTGTTCAGTTACAAAAGGCCTTATCTAAACAAGCGTAACAATCTCAAAATTGGCACATATCCAGATACTGGTTTGGCGGCTGCCCGAAAGTCGCGCTCTGATTTTAGGGAGTTGCTGGCGCAGAACGTTGATCCTCAAAAATGGCTTGATGACAATTCAGACCGTCGACGCCGGGAACTCAGCACCGATTTTCAATCTGTGGCCAAAAAATGGTTTGAAGTAAAATTCACTGAGATAAGTTCGCGGCATGCTTTCAATATTGAAAACTCATTCAAGAATCACCTTTTCCCTGACATAGGTAAGATACCCATTAATGATCTGACAGCTCCGATACTGATTAATGCCTTAAAGCCGCTTGAAGCCAGTGAAAAATTAGAGTTGATCGGTAGGCTTTGTCAGCGCGTGAACGAGTTGATGAACTGGTGTGTGAACGTTGGCGTTCTTGAGTTTAACAAGCTGGCTGGTGCGAAGGCTGCTTTTGTCACTGCCAAGTCGCAAAACATGCCAACCATTAAGCCCGACGAACTGCCCGAATTAATGGCTGCTGTCAGCTATGCTCAGATACGCATTACAACCCGCTGCTTACTTGAATTTCAATTACACACAATGGTTCGCCCTGGTGAAGCGGCCGGTGCTCGATGGGATGAAATCGACTTTGAGAATAAGCTCTGGAATATAGGTCCGGAGCGGATGAAAAAACGCCGAGCTCACTCTGTACCGCTGACCAAGCAAACGCTTGCCATTTTGGAGTTCATGAAGCCAATAAGCAGCACAAGTAAATACATATTCCCTGGCGATAGAAACATCGCAAAACCCAGCGGCCCAGAGACGGTCAACCGGGCTTTGCAACGTATGGGCTTTGCTGGTCGATTGGTATCTCATGGATTTAGGGCGCTGGCCAGTACGACATTAAACGAACGTGGCTTCGATCACGATGTTATCGAAGCTGCTTTGGCGCACATGGATAAAGATCAGGTTCGCATTGCTTACAACCGAGCTCAGTACATTGAGCGGCGGCGAGTTCTGATGCAGTGGTGGAGTGACCATATTGAATCAGCCGCAACAGGCAATATGAGTATGTCAGGTAAGAGGTCTTTAAAAGTCGTTTAAAATAAGCTAATAAGTGATTTTCTAATATGGTGTGATTGAAACAAAAGAGGGGCGATACTCCCGAACTATGATAATCAGGGAGCATCCATAATATCAGAAAGTTAGCTGACAGAAACTATCGCATTTCCCTGATGGTTCTCGATTATCTTAGTTATATTTTTTGAAGACATGACGTGAATAAAGCAATGGTGAATTGATAGAACATAATCTTGAAAGACCTTATCTGATTCAAGATCGGTAATAACCAGGCCCAGTCTTTTTAATTCATCACGAGATATGTGCCGAGAGTGAGTTTTTTGATTTGCGTGATCACCGAGAACATTTGTCACATTCAATGCCATCGCGTTTGCATTAGCATGACTGACGAACATACCTGTCTCCAACCATTTAGTAACCATTTCTTTTGACCAAGATATCGCGTGCACACAGGATGTTAGTAATGTTGGATGGTACTTTTCGATGATTGGTCGCCATACATGCGCGTAGTTTGGGTCTTTAAGTATTTGGCCTGCGGCAAAATTGAATTCTTCTATTATGCTTTGCGCAGCAAGTCCACCGAACTGAGGGTCTATCGGGCCTAGGTTTGAGTGATTTCCCATAACTATTTCTTTGCAAGAGCAGGAAATCATAGTTCCTGCCGACATCGCTATCTGTGGGATTATGGCTCTTATATCGCCTTTAAAGACATCTCTGAGGTAGTCAACAATCGACTCTGTTGCTGCTATGTCGCCCCCAGGAGTGTGTAGTATGAGGTCTAGGCCTTGAGTTGTATCGATTCCGCTGATGGCGTTCATAAAGCCATTTTTGTCTGAGTCGTTAATTGCAGTGTTTGCAACGCCTGGAAATGAAAGAAATCCGGAGTAGTAGCAGATTACGTTTCTTTTCGTATGAGTATGCAGTTTTGCTAAATATCTATGTCTAACAGCATCAGCTGCAGGCTCTGGATTTAAAGCAGCTTCGGTTGCGATTTCTTGGCTAATTTTGTTGTAGTTAGGCATTTTAGGAACATCCTGTCAAAAAAAAACCCCCTGATAATAGGGGGCGTTTTTATTCAATATAAATTAAACAGCTGCTTGCTTCTGACTTGCAGCAGCGGTAGAGGTAACCAGGCGCTCAGGAATATGCCGAAGCAAAGAAAAAACTGCAAAATTTGATGCTTCCATTCCATGGCGATTACCGTTAGGTGTAACGGCATTTTGATTGGGTTTAAACCCAAGGTTTTGATACGCTTTTTCGTAATCCATGAAGTACTCCTGCGTTACAGAAAAAAACGCCCAATTTTGGACGATTTCTCAGCGCGTAAAATGGCGCGCATTATACATTTACTAATAAAATCCACAATCAGTTAAGTGATAACTTTTGCTGCTTAAATAGACATTAACTATTAACCAAAGTTCCTGCAAGGATATTTAGATAAAATCTGCATAAATATGGTTCTATCAAATTACTATGCACAATATCTGTGGTTATTTGGTGCGGTTGTGGATAACTTTTGTATATCTATGCATTGAAACACATTTGAGGCCGCTAAAAGCGGCCACACTTCATGACTTATTTTCAAGATGCCAGCTTTCTGGCGTCGGCTTTGTCCTTTATCCACTTTTCAATATCTTCTTTTACCCAAGCGACTGATCGCGGTCCTAAGTCTACAGGTCGTGGCGCGTCATTCGATTTTATCATTGCGTACCAAGTCGTTTTGCTGACCGGTACCATTTTAAGTACTTCAGGTAACCTGATTAAGATCATCTTGAAAACTCCTGTTATCGATTCGGCAAATTTTTATGGCCATAGCCATGATGTGGCTGGTTCGGCTGTTGGTTGTAATGATGTGGGTTTGGTTGGTTGCTGTAATTGTGCTGGTTTGGTGCTGGTTGCGGATTGTAAGCCGGTTGGTTTGGCAGTTGAGCTGGCGCTGGTTGTTGCAGGTTATAAACAACCCCTAAACGAGCATCCAAAATTTCAATCGAAAGGTTAAGGCCATTTTGCCCCTGGAATTGCCGGATCCTCTGCTTATCGCCACTAATTTCCACAATAGCGCCTTCAATCAAAGCCTGCTGGTAGAACTGCACCTGGCTGGCTCCCTTCGCAAAAACAACCGCTTCATAGTTACACCATTGCTCGGTTTTGCTTTCGCGGGCGTAATACTTCACACCCAGGCGAATGCCAAAGCCGGTTGATTCCCCAGCCTGAAAAATGCTGGCGTGTTTGTTTAATTTGCCTGTTACCGTAGTGGCCATATTAGTTACCTTCCCAATCAATTACGTCATAACAGCCAATTACCACCATGAAAGCGTTTTTGCAGCGCTGCCAGAATGATGCTGCGTTTTCCGGCCTTACCGGCTTACCGTTTGGCCGGGTGACATCCCAGCTTTTAATTTGTTGTGCTGTGTATTTCATTAATCTGCACTCCTGATGGCAAAATAAATACTTATCGAAAGTAGGGTGATGACGAGAACTGCGGTCGGCACCTTGTATAAAAGAATTACTGCAACAACTGCAGCCATTACAGCTGCGCCTATGGCTTTCATTTGTTGCCTTGAATTTTGTGGCTCATGCCGCGTTGCCTTTTCTAAGATGAGCGCGGCACTTCATCTGCGCAATGATGCGGTTCAGTTCGTCCACTACGGATTTAGATTCAAATTCAGCGTCCATCAGTTTGATTGAGTCGCGCTTAGTGAGGGCTATTAGATTTTTCTCCTTACTTGCGAGCACATTTAACTTGGCCAGTTTTTCTTTTGGCATGTCACGCATGCCGTCTTTGATCAGCTCGTGAGCCTCAGCGCGAACTTTTATAATTGCAGAGTACGCATACATGGCTGCTTCGCAATCAGCCTTGGCTTTGGCAGCTTTTTTGGTTGCTGATGCGAGTTCTTTTTCGAGGATGCTCAGCACCAGCTCATCGCCATAAAGTTGTTTCTTCACGCTTCACCAACCTTAGCGGCGTATTCACCGGTTCTATCATGTTCAATGGCTTTGTCTTCGCTCAGTAATCGCCAATCCGGCCACGTACGCTTTTCGTTTTTGGCAAGCTTCGCTTGAAGCGCTGCGGCAACCTCTCGTGCGATATCTTCATGAGTTCGTCCATTCCTGACTGCGTGTCGCCAAGCACCATCCAGAGCCAGCATTGCTATATCAATCCACTCAGATAAATCATGTGGATTTTCTGAAACTTCGACCAATTCTTTGCGGATATGGTCGATAACGCCGCCGGTACGCAATGCAGGACCGAACGCTTTCAGGCTGAATGTGATTTGCCGAACAAGGTGATCTGCAACAGATGGATTAGTTGCTTTATATTCTTGGACAGCATCGGCGCGGATTTCGCGGAGGTGTTGTTGTGAATTATCATGATAAATTAGCGACTTTAAGATTACGGCATTATCGAACAAGTGCTGATCGACATTTTTGGCGTTATTTTTAATAACACCTTCAACCACATTGAAGGCTGTAATTTTTGTAATATGCCACGTTGCCAAGAGCTCATTTCTCTGATTAACAATTTGATTGTTTTCTTCCCGCAGCGCCTCAACCTGCGCCGCCAGTGCTCGATAGTCGTCCTGAGTCACAATCTTACCGTTGACCATCATTGTTTCAGGTGCTTGAGGTTGCCCGAGCGGCGACCTAGTATCTCCAATAACTTTATAGGGGGGCTTATTACCCACCGGTGGTGGCGGGTTTGAAATTCTCTTTGTCATGCTGCGTCATCCTCCAATTCGTCGGCGTAGTAGTCAGGGAAAAACACCATGATTCGGTCCAGTGCGATACCTGATTGCTCGGCATACTCGCGAGGGCCAAAACCGCGGCAAAATGTTTCATGTATGGTGCTACCAAGCTCACCAAAGGCTGTTGGCTCACCAGTGGATGTTGTGTACTCGTCGCGGATCTCGACGCATGAAAGGCAAGTTTTAAAGCTGTCCGGCTTGCCATCCCATACACCGCTTGAATACTCGTAAACTTCTCCAGCACTGATTGTTTGCCCGCACTCGCAGCATTTGTGCTCTTTTCTGGACAAGCGATTTGCTTGATGAAAGGCCTGAGGCATCTCGAAATCCATCACTCACTCCCAGGGCACTAAGCCCATTTCAATTCGTTTGCTGTTCCAACGAGCCACCATTTCGGCGGCGTCATCGATGTCTTTTTGGTTCGGCTCATCACGAGCTCTATCCCAAGCCAGTTGCTGCGCTGTGGCGGTCAGAATGTTCATGCTGCCTTCAATAGCGCTTCGATGATGCGCTGGCCCGCCAATGGCGGCACTGCATTGCCCGCCATGTGAACCGTCAGTTTGTGATTATCCGGGCGCTTGATATCGCGCGGAAACGACATACCCAACAGGTTTTCTTCGGCGGTCAGCATGCGCATGCGGTCACCGTCAACAACAGCCCAACGGTCGCGAGTTGTGATAGTGCCGATAGGGCGGTGCAGTGAACGGCCGATTTTGGTGTTGCCGTAATAGCTCATGACAAACCGGTCACCATGGATTGCTCGGCCATTCGCAATACGTTCGAGCGTTGCCGCTGCCCGGCCATGCTTTTCAATCGCTGACCAGCGGCCGGCACTAAAGTCGATAAAGCTTGTTGCCGGAACATGCTCAAACTTCGGCAGGTCGAGGTGCAGCGGCGATTTACTGCGAGTAGCCACAATAAATAGCCGCTCGCGGTTTTGCGGCACACCAAGGTCTGCGCAGTCAACAACGTGTGGCGCCAGCTGATACCCCAGCGCATTCATTGCTGCAGCCCATGCCGGATAAAGCGCCCAGTCGGTGAACTCCGTCACGTTTTCAATGATGGCCGCCTGCGGTTTGTGAAACTCTGCAGCTGAGACCACAGCCCAAGCAGTAGACCGGCTGGTGTCATGCTGTGGATTGCCGGATGCTTTGCCGCGAGCCTTGCTGTGTCCTTGGCAGCAAGGGCTGGCCAGCAGCAGGTCGTGTTTTGGCACTTTAGTCCAATCAGCCTGGTGCAAATCTTGGCAGGCGTGCTCAGTTTCAGGATGGTTAGCTGCATGCCACTGCACCGCATCTGGCCAGTGATTAGCTGCCCACAAAACCTGAACACCTGCCTGTGCAGCGCCTGTTGACCAGCCGCCCAACCCTGCGAATAAATCGATGGCTGTTGTCATGCTGCCATCGCTCCATCTTCATCAATCAGGCGCAGAAACCCGCGCCGGTCGATTTCCATAATCCGAGCCTTTACCAGTCGCATTGCGATTTCACGGCTGTTCGGCTTGAGCTCTTCCGGCTTAACGTGGCCATACTTCACTTTAAGCACCAGCGCTGGTGTCAGGCCGGTATTGCTTTTGCGCTTTGGATTCATGCTGCCACCTCGTCTAACAAAACAACCTTCTCATCCGGCGCTACACCAGTCAGATACCAGTCATCAACAGACCAATATTGAACATACAGTGCTGAGCCGTCCGGTTCGTCAATCACGCAATCTGTCGGATCCACAATCTCACCAATGACCATATCAACTGAGCCATTGCCATACATGGTGCTGATTGCAACACACTGGCGGTTAACCAGTGCCGCCAATCCGTATTGCTGTACCGCTTCAGCCGCGGTTAGTGTTTCGCCTGTGATCATGCTTCACACTCCGAACTGTAGCCTTTGCGCACAGATGCAATGGCATCCTCAATAGTCGGATGGCGCTCGCTCATGCGACCGTCTCGGCTATTACGCTTGCATGCGCTAAGCTTCAACATGCCCGGACCTGAAGGTTCAATCTGGAACCGGATCATGCGGTCATGTGCCAATACCACTGCGCGGGTTAGGTTTGAAAAGTCAAACGTTGACATGTAATTCGAGCAAGTGCTGTTGATGTACAGGCCGGTGTCACCCATTGGGTAAAGTTTGCCGAAAAGGTGGTTACCGCCACCATGAATGTCGCAAAGTAATTCGAAACACTCTTTTTGTGCTGCGTTCATCCACGGGTATCGGCTGTAGTAATATTCGTTTTTCATGACTCAACACCTACAGCAGCAATCAAAGTCCGGAACTGCTGCATCATCAGCAGCAAATCAGCATCAACGCGCAGCACCAGGTCATCCCAGCCAAGTTCGTCGTTGGTGTTGGTTGTCAGGTCGCTCCACTGAATGCGGCGGATTGAGCCGTCATCGGCAATAGTGAAGCTCAGCGCGTTTGGCAGTGACATTTCCAGTTTGGTGACCAGCTTGTCTTCCAAGTGGCTTTGCACTTCAGCTGATGAAAGTAGGTGATTGCTGAACTTGGCCTTGGCACCTTCCTCATCCGGTGCTTTCAGCTCAACGGAGTTACCCAGCTCAAAACCGGTTGGCAGATTTTTACCCGCAAGCCAGTCCTGCATATTGAGGTTCAGCTTGTTGTTGTCAGTCCATGGCAGAGCAGGCAGCGAACCCAATGATTTGCGCAGCAGAGACAGCAAATCTTCAGCACGGCCAGCGCTTGGGGTGTCCACAATCAAATAGCCGGTTTTGCTGTCATAGATAACGCTAACTACTGACGAGCGGGGCATTGCACGAGGCAGCAATGTCTGAATCAACTCTTCACGCAGCGCTGACTTCTCTTTGCGTCCGAGTGGTCGGCCTTTTTCGGCTTCCAGAGCGTCAATTTTTGGCTGCAACTGTTCGTTGATAACCGCGGCTGGTAACATTTTCTCTTGGCGTTTAACGGCAACAACAAACAAGCCGTCTTGACCCTCGTGCACCAGGTATTTCGATGATGCATGCACAGGGTGAGTGAAGCCCATTTTTACGGCTTCTTGGCCCATGCATGGCGTAAACTTATGATCATCTAAAGCCGCGTCATGCAAATCGGAAAGATGCTCAGTAACTTTGTAAATGCGTGCGTTTTTGAACCACATTATTGTGATACTCCTGTGAGCGAGTAATCTTTACCCTGGATAAAATGAACATAACGGCCAACAACTTTTGTGCGGCCTCGCTTGTCTTTGGTTTGTTCTGGCGCCTTGATGAAAATCTGCAGGTTTGCAAACGGTTGTTTTTTTTGCAATTTCGCAAAAGTGTTCGGCGGCAGCTGGCACGCTGTATTCGGGGCTGATCCGCACAGGCTTTGTTTGGCCAATTACCCGTTCAAGCTCTGTATTAACCGCTTCAGCGAATTGCTCAGGCGTTAACTCTTGATAATTTTTCTTGGCTTTCTTCGCAGCTGTTTGCTTTTTCGCTTCAGCTGCTTTCACCGTTTTTTCTGCTTTTAACCGGGCTTTTGCCAGGTGAACACCGAACACTGCAAACATGGCTGATCTCCTTATGCCGCTTTGCTAACATCAACCGCCACTTGCTGAACCCGTTGAAGGTCATCAGCAATAGCGTCTAAGACGTTGGCAATGGTTGGGTGAAACAGGTCAGCTAAGCGCTGCAAAACCTGCAATTTGATATCGAGTTCCGGCAATGGCTTGATGGCCGGTGCCTGAAGCAGCTTTTCCAACTTAACCAGGTTGCTTTCAATATCAGCCGGCAGACCAGGCTTTGATGGCTGCAACTGGGTAACGATTGCGGTGCTTTCAGCTTCAGCGAGAGCAGCAATTGGATCCGGCTTTGGCAATTCATGCGGAGTCACTGCCAGCAATTCATCAATGTTTTCACTCAGGTTCTCAGCCGGTGCTTCAGAAAGCATTTTGTAGAGGTCGTCGCCTAGCTTTATTTCAGAGCTGGTGTCAACGTCGATAACTTGCACTGCGATGTTTCGCTTGCTGCTTTGCTGAGGAACTGCCTTTTTAGTGGTTTCTTTTAGCTTTGACTGCAGATATTGCTTTCCAAGTGGGCTGGAGACGAACTGCCCGTTTTCATACTTTTTTGCATAACCAAGTGAAACGAGCTGTAGCAGCAGGTTTTCAGCCAAAGCCCGGGCTATTTTCAATAGTTTGCTCGTTGCTAAAACCGTCATTTCTTTATGGTCGATGGCAATCAGCACGGAACGTTGAGTAGGGTTGATCTCAGTAATTTGCATGACTATGCCCCCATCAGATGTTGATGAACAAAAAAGATGCCCTTTTCAGAAAGGCTGTAGCGGCCCTCATGCTCGCGAAGCCAGCCGAAGGCTTTTAAGTCGTTCAGGATATGAACGCATTGAGAGCGACTATCGAAAACGCCGGAAAGCATTGCGCCATTAATACCAACGGCGCGATCAACTTCTGCTTGTCCTTTGCGATAGACAACATAAAGAGCTGTGCGCTGTTGCTTGCTTAATTGATTAGGCGAGCCTGGCAACACCGGCTCAGCTGTAAACTCGCCATTCTGGATACAGACACGAGCCAGCAGCCCGGTCGTATTGGTGATTGCTTCTTTGATCTGGACTGCTGTTTGGAGTGTCATAGCTGTTCTCGTTTGGTTTTGATTGAAGCCTATTTGGACGCGTTAGCTTTCAAATAGTGAAGCTGACTTCATTCTATTGCTGCAACTTCATTAAATGCAAGTGACTTTATCAAAATAAAGTAAAATATTTTAAATGACAGTTTTGGATATTGATGTAAACTTATCTTGAAACTCGGCTTTTATAGGCTGCAGTTGACGTGGCTGTGAATGTAGCGGATATCAAAGATTGGTAATGATTTTTTGTGTCTTTTGTGTTAAAAAATAAAAGTTGTTATTTTTTAAGGGGTTGTAATGAATTCTATAAACGTTCAGCAGACAAAAATGCCAGCGTATGAAGGCAGCACTAATGCTGTTTCGGCGCCACCGCTATATGGGGTTGCTAAAGCGGTTGAACCTTCAGTTGCTTTAGATGGTGTCGTTGTAACCATCTCGTCAAAGGCTCTAAAACTGCAGAGCCTTGATCAGGAATATGTATCGCCACAAAATGGGGCAGGAACATTGCCACCAACTGAAGAGGCAGAGTCAGATAAAACTAACGAATTGCCAGATGTTGTAGCTCCTCTTAATGGCGGCGGCACGTTGCCTCCTGAGCCAGTAAAGGGTAAGCCGTAATTATGTGGAGTCCTGGCATTATATTTAGCTGGCTAGCTTTAGTAATAGTAGCTGGGCAACTCCTGCTATTGCTAAGGGCTGGGAAAGGTCATTCTGAAAAAGTAGCTATTTCGGTTTGGCTCGTTATGAACATACTAATGTTGCTTTTGACTCCATTAATCTACGAAATTTGCGCTGTTTACATACGCTACAGTTATGTAATTTGGTATTCATTTTGGGCTTTACTAAATGTCTTATCAATTTTTAGCATTTACCTCATACATGTAAGGTTCAAATTGCCAACTTCGAAACTGGCCGCGTACATCTCGCTCTCTTTTTTGGCGTTAACGGTAGTTCAGGCTTGTGGTTTTCTAGACCGGGCAATTTTTGAGACTAAGGTTCTGGATGATGTATACAGGTTTTTAATACTTTCTATTAATTTTGCTGTTGTTCCGACAATATTCATGCGGCTTCACCGAGATGGTTTATTGACGGTTAAGGGAATCTTTAAATGACAGAAACCATTGGTCTAGTAGTGATTATCGGCTTGGTTATGACTGCACTTTGGATTTATTCCAAACTTTTAAACCGTCAAGGAATTATATTTCATGAGGACTCTGTTCGTGAGAGCTTGTCGGCAAGATCGCATCACTTAATCGCTGAAGGTGTAAAAATAGATCAAATGCCTTATTCATGGGAAAAGCATGAAGCGCACAGCAGATGGGTTGAGAAGCTTTACGAATATCTTGATGATTATGAAGCCGAGGTTGCTCAGAGCCTTTCTAAAAATTCTGGGTCTAACATAGTTGCTTATGCGGGAATCAGAATTTGCGCAACAGCTAAACAGGAACGTCAGATTTGAAAAATAAGGCTTGTGCGCTGGCGTGCTTGAGTTTGAATTACTGCTAATTGTTTGCCTATAATCCATACAAGCCAAGAAATTTGGCTAAAAATGAAATTTTAAGAAAAAAATCAGTGTCAGATGAGGCAAATATGAAAAGGATTTTCGCTCTATTTTTTATTTTTTGGTTTTCACCGTATTCGACCGCGCAGGTTTACAAGTGCGTAAATAACGGTGTGACAACATACAGTCAAACACAGTGCGGTGAAGATGCTGTTGTTGTACAAGTTAAAACAAGTGGCCCAGCAACAAACGATGGTTATTCAGATGATGAGCTTGTTAAGGCCTGTGTCGAGATGCAAAAGCGCCTTGTTGCCTGGAAAGATGTTGAGTCTGTAAGAGCTGAGGGCTTTAGCAAGAGCTGGGTAAGTGATGACAGCGGCCCGCGACATATACTGACAGTGAACATAAACGCTAAAAATAGTTATGGTGGATACGAATCCCCAAAGCCTCACGTATGCTTCCTGAATCACAGTGGTACTGGGTTTAGTAAAGTTCAGAAGTTCATTTACATGGATGCTAAAAAATGAATTCACGCGCTATTAGCGTTTTTCACTTCGTTATCTTGCTTGTCTAAGTTCAACTTTTTCATGTAACAGAACTTAGCTACATTTTTTACGTTGTTGAACTGCTCTTCAGTTAAAGGAATAATCTTCATTGTCGTGATTGCGAATAAAAGCTCGTCAACAAAGTCTTTCATAAAGGATTCTGTTACCTGATTTCCAGAAGCAGAATCACCACTTCGGAAATATCCTTCCTTTAAAAGCATCCAATGCTCTAAATTTTCCTGCCCTGGTATTGTCCTTAAAACTTCAACGACCCGATCCAGTGTTTCAAGCGATGGGTTTTTTGGTGCTTCTGACTTAAGGCTACCGAGCTTCGCTATCATCGGATAGTTGATGTTAATGCCTCTCTCAGCAGCCCTGCCATGAACTGACTTCAATTGTTCGCCGGATAAGTTTAATAGGTCCGTAATATTTTGTGCGATTACTTGGCCAGTTCTCATTCTTATAAGCTCTCGGTTAACAGAGTTTCATTATAAGAAAGCAGTAGTTGTGAAACAACCTAAATCAAGCAAACTATCTGTATTTAAATCAAATTTCATATTTCATCAAGAATTTAGCTTTGTCAAAGTGATGTCAACTTGCATTTAAAGAAGTTGCAAGTTATCTTATCGATACCGTTTCACTTTTCAAAAAGTACATCAATGGATAAAGCCACCCAAAAACCTTCAGCCCAGATCCAGGTTGGACTTAGTCAAATGCTCCAAATTAGTGGTGAGCTCAAACGTTTTGCTGATCATAACGACTTTGATTTTAACTCCTTATACAAAATCGCCAAAAATCAGATTCGTCAGCCGGGTGTCGATTATGGCAACTCGATTCTCAACGCCATCAAAAAATGGCCAAAGCAGAAAAACAGTAATTAATTTTCATAGAGAAAACTTCAATGACGGACCTTATTGATCAAGCGCAGCGCGAGTCAGATTTACATCTAAGCATCGCTATGACCAGGCGAGAACCAAGTGTTCCATTTGTTGGCCTTTGCAACTGGTGCAGTCAGCCGGTTGGAGTTAATGCCCAGTTTTGTGACAAAGACTGTAGCGATGATTGGCACCAACATCGGCGGATGAATGGCGGATGGTAACTAACGCGATGCCAGCTGCAACTGCAGCTCAGATATTAATGAGAGCGACAGTGTTTGCACTAACCATCGCTGTTCGCCAGCCATTGGAAGCGCTGAAACATGCGAATGCAAAACATTGTAAAGCACCAGTTCTGGCGCCAACAGGTGCGGGTGCAGTTCGTCCAGATGCCGGAGCATGTCGGCATGACTAGCCATCGGCCAATCCAGCACCAGAACCTCAACAGCATTCAATGAAAGTAGCGGATCCGGCATTTCATTTAGCTTTAAGTGTGAATTAAATATTAATAGCTGATTAATTAAAAAGTGCAAATTATGAACTCTATCGCGATGGACCCTTAACTCAAAATAGCGTTTTAGGGGTTTAACGTGGCGTTGATGTGGCAGGGTCCATCGCAATGGGGTTTGCAAATGGAATGTAAGGTTTTGAGCAAAATGGCCGCGAATAAAAAGCTTATAGCACTGCAGAAAGAGGTCAATTTAGCTTGGATAAGCATTACATCCATCACGTTTTTTACCGTTGCACTTCTTGGAAAAAGTGCAAGTTTAGATTTGATGATTATCGGAATGTACACCGCCCACATTCTTTACACCCTTTATGTTTGGCGTCATTTGGCAACATTTTTTAATGAGGATCAGGAATAACCATGTCTGAACAATCTTTACTGCCAATTGGCGTGTCTTTTGGAACATCTAAAGCTCCGGCAAAAATGAACCCGGCTGATATGGAAATGATTGGCGAGGCAGTGACTGACGCGCTGGTTATTCTGATGATCATTTTGCGCAACGATAAGCGCCAGCATTTACCCAAGTACCAAGCTGCCTATGCCTGGGTGCTTGAAGTGCAGTTAATGATGAGCGAGCTTTTTATCTGGCAATCGATGAATATAAAGCCGTTTCCCAACCCCACAGTTGCTGATTGCAGGCCAGTTCCTAACTGGGATTTATTGACATTCTTTCGCGCTGAGCCAGCAAAAGTGCTCGATGCCGGCATTGATCATATCTGTGCTTTATCAGGTCAAAACAAAGCCTGCGCCAACGATTCAATTCAAAGTCTTGTAGCCCAATTGGGCAAGGACAACTCATTAGTCAGAAGTTTCTATCTTTTGAACGCTATCAAATTTTTGCTTCCAGATGATCTCTTGGTGATGCATGGCGTGAAGAATTTTTTCAAACTCGTTAGCAAATGTATTCCGGCAGACTGGGCTGTTACCCATCAAACCAATGACATGGCGTAGTTTTGCCCTAACGTCACCGGCTTGATGTTCGGCTGCTTTAGATAGCAACAATTTGTTTAGCGCTGTTTTGGTATCAGCTTGGTTAACCAAGCCTTTTTGGAATGATTCAAAGATATTTTCAAGGTCTGTTTCGAATTGATTTTTATCCATGATTCCCCCCAATTTTGAAAATAAAAAAGCCCTGCTGTAACAGGGCTCTAACACTAAAAAGCTAAGTAGGAGCTAATTAATGTCGACTGCAAATGTAATTGATCTTGAGGCCAGGCGCAAGGAGGGTGTTGTGATTGCAGATACAGACAACGGCTTTACCCGAATTGCGAACGATATTATGGATCGATTGTACATGCTGGATATCAGCGCCAGCGCTTTCAGAGTGTTGAATGCGATTATCCGGCAAACCTACGGCTTTCAGAAAAGCACCGAACGATTCACCAATTCTTACCTGCAAACCATGACCGGCCTTGGCGCAACCAGCGTTAAAGATTCGCTGAACATGTTGGTAGACCGTCGAATTATTTCTGTCGAAAAATCGGGCATGTTTAAGGTGATCGGCATCAACAAATCGGTGTCAGATTGGCAGATGGATGCGGGTAAATCTGACAATAATAGCCGCACAAAAAACACCCAACAAGCCGCGAATCCGGCCACTATAGAAAGCCGCGAATCCGGCTACAAGAAGCCGCGAATCCGGCCACAAAAAGCCGCGAATCCGGCTAAACCTAGCCGCGAATCCGGCCACATAAAAGAAGAAACTCTTCAAAAGAAACTCTTTAAAGAAAAACAGCCATTTGATCCGGCGATTCAGGTTTTTGAATATTGGAAAACCGTGATGAAAAAATCGCGTGCTCATCTCACGCCAGAGCGCAGAGCAAAACTCGTTTCACGTCTCAAAGATTACCCGCTGGAAACGTTGATGGATGCCATCGACGGTTGTGCCCTGAGCGATTTTCACATGGGGCGTCAGCCTGGCAAGCCCGAGCAGCACAACGATATCGAACTCATTTTTCGCAATGGTTCCAACGTTGAGCGATTTGCTGACATGAAGCAGGCTCTCCAGTCGGCTCAAAGTGCTCAGCCGACTGACTGGACACAAAACTTTGTCGGTACCGGAGGTCTGGTATGACCGTATCAACCGCACAGCAACAACTGGCCGGTGGGCTTGCCCAGCTTCAGCGCAGAGCTGCCAGACAAAACGTGCCAGCACAAGTCGAGGTCAGCACTGCCGACCGTGCTTTGATTGACGATTTGTTTGAAAAACTTGCGATGCTTTTCCCGATTGGAGCGCCGGTGGCCTCCGCTGCAGGCGCTTACAAAATCGAGTGGCTGAAAACCATGGCGGTGCAGGGCGTTGTCAGCCAAGACCAAGTTCAGTACGGGTTGATGCGTGCCAGGCGTGAGCAGGGCGATCGGCAATTTTGGCCGTCACCGTTGCAGTTCTGTCGTTGGTGTAACCCGCAACCGGAAGATTTGAATGTTCCCACTGTGCAAAACGCCTATCGTGAAGCTGTTCAGCACTACCGGCGTGGAAGCCGACATAGCTGGAGCCATCCGATTGTGTTGGTCACCATTCAGGCTGTTGGCATTTGGCAGTTCAAAAACCTATCTGACAAAGAGCTTTTTAGTCAGTTTTCATACAACTACGAAATATTTCTCAAGCGGGTGATGGCCGGCCAGCCGCTGGATATCGTCGTGCCTAAAGCGCTGCCCGATGTCGGTAATTCATGCCGCCTGGCTGATCCGAACTGCGAAGGTCGGCAGAAAATTTTAGATTTACGTCAAAAAATGAGGATCCGGACATGAGTAAAACCTATTACGGCAAGTTCAATCAGTCGCAAGTTCGCCGCTGGCTGGACAGCAGTGCTTGCCGTGATTTTCGCGATGCCCGGTACCCAAATGTCCGGCTTCGGGCAAACCAGGCCCGAACTAAAGCCAGTGTGTTTTTGGTGATCAACCGCAAGGGGAAAACGCTGTGGCAAAAGCGTGGGCAATGGCCGATGGTGTGTATCGATACGTTGCTGAGTGATTTACCAGCAGTGATGGCACGTTTGGCTGATCAGGAGAAACCTGCCAGTGAGCAGTTCGTTACGGTTGGCCAGCTGCTGAACTGGTATGTCGACCATATAAAATCGAATCAGACCATTAGCCTGTCTTGGCGCAAGAACAGTCGGTCGATTGTAAAAACACAGCTCAAGTACTTATCGCTGATTGCTATTTCTGAGATCCAGTACATCGATATTGATGAAAAACTGATTAAACCAATGCTGGCTGCTGGATTAGCGCCGAATTACATCAAGCTGGCCGTGCAAGTGCTCAAAAGGGCATTTGGTGCCGCGGCCTCGCTCCGGATCATCGCCAGCAACCCGCTGGCTGGTTATCAGGTTCAGATGTCTATTCGCTTGCCATCCGTTGCGGGTGCCCAGTTGCGGGAATCAGATTTATCAGAGCTGTTCGAGCAGATAGCCACGCAGCCGCACCAAGTGAGGGTGTTCTTTTTGCTGATGCTGATGTTTGGCACTCGCATCAATGAAACTCGCTTGGCCAGGTGGGAGCACTTTGCCGGTGATTGGTGGGAAATACCGGCGGAGAATACAAAAAGCGGAACTGCTCATCGATTGCCGTTAACCCAGACTGCAAAAGGCTTGCTGCTTGCCTACAAGCAATGGCAGTTAAAAACTAAAGGCAAACGCGCTGTGTTGTTCCAGGGTGAAAGCGGGGTGATCAGCATCCGGACAGCTCAATACTGGTCCGAGCGGATCAGGTTCAAGGAATTCACCAGCCATAGTTTGCGCAAGCTGTGCCGGACCATAATTGCCGACCTTGGCACTGACACAATGGTTGGTGAGCGGATCCTGAATCACGCGTTGCCAATCCTGCTGCGAACTTACGTCCACAGCCAGCTCAACACCGGCATGACCAATGCTTTGGAGGAATATCACCAAGCCCTCATCGCAAAAGGTTTTGCCAATTGTGTGGCCGAGATAGCGCCGAGATCGTCATTAGATCCGCAATCGACGCAAACCAATAACGGTGCAGGCTGGGTTTAAATCGTTGCATCAGTCTCTGAAGAGGATGCAATAGACCGAAAACGGGTAAAATTGGGGAGTAATTGCGATGGCCGGTACACAGGTTCGTGGGTTCGAGGTGTTGAAAATTGGCAGACGGATCAGGGGGCTATCGCAAGTGGAAGTTGCCCAGTATTATGGTATTTGCCTAAAAACGTACCAGCGTTGGGAAGCCGGCAAAACGCCCGTTGCATATGACGATTTAAAAGTGATCTGCAGCGATGTTTTCAAGCTCAAAATGGCTGACGTTGAGAAAATGGCCGAGCTGGCTAAAAATGGGGATAACACTGATGCAGCTGCCTGATCGCACAATTCGTGATGTTCGAGCCGAACTCAGAATTTGGGGAACGTACTGGTATAACAAAGAGCAGCTGGGTGGTTATGCCAGCCGCAGCGCCTGCGATAAGCTGGGCGAAGTGATGACCAACAGTGATTCTCATCTTTACGAGCAAGAGCTGACACCACCGCCATTTGTCCAGGCATACGACAGACTGATCGCTGACCTGGTACCAGAATGTCGCCGAGCATTGCGTGCCTATTATGTATGTGGCCGCACTGGTACCAGCAAAACCTCAAAAGAAAAACCTGGTGCAGTCGACCGGCAGAACTGGGCGCTGATGGGGTTCGATAGTAAGAAATCTTACGTGTTCTGGCTTCGCCGAGCTGAAATGGAATTGGTTTAAGCTCAAGGGAAAATCATGACTGAATTTTTAATTTTCATAATGTTATTGTTGGTAGGAGTTCTTTTAGGGGCTTCGTACCCGAATAATTTTACAATTTCCAGCTTAGCAGAATACTCTACAATAGCTTCAGGTGGGGTTACAGTTTTGTCTTTTTTACTTGCAATAACTCTGTATCTAAAGTGGAAGAAGCCGATTGATTCTGCCGATACAAAAGCATTAATTGACAGCATCAACAACCTCTCAGACTCGAGCAGAATTTGCGCAATTGCCATTCTTGATTGCGGCGATTCTGCGAGTCGCGATGAATACAGAGTATTGAAAAATCGATTAATAAACGAGCTTAGTTGCTCAGTTGTTAAAGTGAAGACGCTTGAGGTTGTGATCTGTCGTTCTCACATTTTTTCATCAGATACCAAGTTGATTTCGAAATGTTCAGATATAGATAAAAAGCTGCATAAGCTTGTTGAGTTGACACCATATATTCATGACATAAAACAGCGACAATTATTTGTTGATTTGAATACAGAATGTATGACTTATTACTATGATTTTTGTAACTTACTTCTTAGGGAGACAAAACGTAACCATTAAAGGACACAAAGCGCCGTTTTTTTCTGGGTTAAAAATGCCATGATTTAAATAGGCTGACGCAAGTTGTACCGGCCGTCCTTCTCCCAGTAGTAATTTCATGAGCCGCACCGTTTTGGTAGCGGCTTTTTTTATGGTGCAACGAATGTCTCAGCCATGTAATAAGGTGTATATCGCCGGTCCAATGTCTGGCTTGCCTGCTTTCAATCGCCAAGCTTTTAACCTGGCTGAGTTGGAAATCATGAGCGCTGGTAATGTGGTGTTGAACCCAGCGCGTTTACCGCATGGCTTAACAGAGAATGAGTATATGGCCATTGCTCTGTCCATGGTCCAGATTGCCGATGAGCTTTATATGCTTGATGGTTGGCAAGACTCAGCTGGTGCCAAGGCCGAGCATGCACTGGCTAAGAAGCTAGGCAAGCACATCATTTACCAGAAGCCTGAGCTTGGTAAAGAGAACCAGCTTTGGAACTGGTTCGGCCTGACTCGTGCAGCATGGTTAACACTGCCTCGTGTGTTGTTGCATGAGATGCCGATAGAATGGCAGAACAAATTGGCTAAGCTACTTGCTGAGTATGATCACACTTTCAGCTGCCCTCCTAATGTAACTACGCAAGTTAACCTGGTGAATGAATCCGGTCGGATGATAAAGACACCAGCATGGATGACTAACTACAGGCACCCTGACCGCAAAGAAATCAACGGCTTAAAACAACCTCGATGATGCGAGTTCACCGCACCCAGCAGCACTGGTCGACCACTTCAACTGGTCAACCAGTCGAGCGGGTCCTTCCGGCCGGCCTCAATGAGGGGGCGGAGAAGCCCGGGCATTCACTTCTTATGAGGTTTTTTGGCGGTTGGTTGTTGTTTCGATCGCGTGATAGCCATGCTTTTGCAGAATAAATTTTTGCAGTGATGAAAGTGGCGTGAAAAGTTCTACAAATCGCTGAAATTAATAACAAATAGGAATAAACAGCATTTGCTGTTTTCTGGTTAGATTCGAATTGATTTGTTGTTTGCTAATTCAACAACTTTTAGATCCTCACCGATCCTTTGTTGTTGATGTCGTTGGTGCTGGTTTTGATATCTCGCACCAGGCTACTGGCTGGCCGTCAATTAGTACCAGGTAAACACCATCATCTGGATGGTAATGCCCAAGCATGGTTACTTCACGACCATAGCTTATCCAGTCGCCGCCGAATCCGGTTTCATGACTGAATGCCTCGATCTCGTAAAGCTTTACCCGGCTGTGAATTTCGTCTGGGTCTCTTGCTTTGATGAATCCAGCGAATTTTACGTTTCGGCCTTCGCCGTTTTTTGTTCCAACTTTGACAGTCTGGCCGCAAAGCAGCACGGTGCCGCCGACAATGTGCGGGTTCATTACTACGTGACCGTAGTTATAGCGTCTGCGGATTTTAGGCATAGCAATATTGTTTTAACTGTATATGAATACAGTGTATCACTTGAGGGATATTTTGTGAGCATAAGCAAAAAACTTGCAGCCCTAGGTGTTGTAGGGGCTTTGTCGCTTTCGGCCACTGTGCTGATTATCCCGAGTGAGGGTGAGGTGCTGGGGGTTTATCTTGATCCGGCTCGGATACTGACCAGCTGTTATGGCCATACAGGTCCAGAGCTGAAAATGGGTCAGACGTTTACGCGGGAGCAGTGCCTTGATCAGCTTGTTGTTGATTTGCACAAGCACGACCGGCAACTGCGCTCAGTGGTCAAGGTTTCGCTTTCAGAAGGTGAGCATGCTGCTTACCTGTCATTTGTTTACAACGTTGGTATCGGCAAGTTCAGGCAATCAACTGCATTGGTAAAACTCAATTCTGGTCGACGCATTGAGGCATGCCATGAGCTGATGCGTTGGGTTTATGCCGATGGAAAAGTATTAGCCGGCTTACGCACACGCCGGGAAGCCGAACGCAAAGTGTGCCTTAAGGATTTAACATCATGATGACGCTTGGTAACACCTGGAAGCTTGGCTTGCTGTACGTAATGGCCGTGGCTGTAGTTGGGCTTGGTTTGTTCTCTATCTACCAGAACATTCAGCTGATTAATGCGGAAAAAACCATGAGCCAGCAACTAAACACAATAACAAATCAAAAACTCGCCATTGACGGCTTAGTTTCTGAAGTCTCTTTTTTAGAAGGCGAATTATCTGATCAACTGAAACAGGCCGAACTGGTTGCAAAGCTAAACCTGGAGTTCGAACAGCAGAGTAAAGCGGTTAGTGAAACAGGTAACGACTGGCAAACCCAATCCAACAAACTACAGGTTTCTGAAAATGAAAAAACTCGCTCCTGGGCTATTGCTGATTTGCCTGATGATGCTCGCCAGTTGCTCTTCGACGCCAGTCGAAGTCAGAACAGTGACAGTAAAACAGCCAGTCTACATTCTGCCACCCAAGAATCTGGTGGAAGGCGGTTGTCCGCTTCGGCCATTTAGCGGCCAGACAAATTTAGAACATCATCGATACACATTGCAGCTGATTACCGATATCAAGCTGTGCGATCTGGACAAAGAACGGTACCGGCGTTGGTGGGAAGTTCGCAACAAACAGCTTGGAGAAAACAGTGGCTGACAAGTTCGCAACTTCTGCCTCGTATACCGTGAGTGGCGCTACCGTTGTTGGTGGCGCTTTGTCACTTTCTGATGTTGCCCTTTTTGTCGGCATCATCGGCACGTTGGTTACTTTATTCTTAACCTGGTATTTCAAAAAGCGCACTGATGAGCGTGAACAAATCCGTCACGAAATTGAACTGAAGAAACTAGATGCGGAAATCAAACGCATTGCTCAAGAGGCGTTAAAATGACTCGGCCAGCATTTAGACCTGCATTTTATCCAGCTTTCCGGCCTGCTTTTAACAAGCTAAAAAGCGTGGCTGCAGCAGTTCGTTCGGTTTACAACTTTGATGGCATCGATGACCGGGGCCAGCTTGCTTTTAAAGCAATTGATCCAGACGGTGATATAGATATTGAGTTTAAAACAGGGGCAACTTTACCGCCTGCAGGGGCATCTTGGACGATCGTTTCGCAAAACATAACCACGACTTCAGCTAACAGAGAGTTCGGCTTATATACTAATAATTTAAACGCGTTGCAGCTTCTTTTGGGTGGAGCATTCTCTGGCAATATGGGGCAGCCGCTTGAGGCAAATAGAACTTATCGTATAACCCTTGTTGGCACCGCACTCACGTATTTTAAGGATGGTGTCGTTACTCTAAGCACAACTTTTAATCGAGGTGGCGCCAGGGAGCCAAGTGCATTAACCGGTATAGCAGCCAGAAATACAGCTGTAGCTTCCTACGGAAGCTACTATGCAGGGAATATCTATGATTTGAAAATCAACGGTACCTTGTGGCCAATAAGCGACAACAACCAAACTATCCAACTTCCAAGCCCTAGTGGTTTAGGTTTTGAGCTTATAACTCAGAGCGTATTGGAGAGTCCGAACATTAAAGGTTCCCAATGGACATATTTGGGCGAAGGCCGCTGGCGATATATAGGAGATGGTAGCTTTAATGAGCTTAATTTTATTACACCCTCCGCTCAACCAGCACAAGGTTACTTGGAGTTTGAGATAGAGAGTATTACCGGTACTATTAGTTGCGTTCAGGCTTCCGGAGCTATTGTAAGAGGTAGTTTTAACACTATCGGCGTTAAGAGGTACTTCTTCACCGATAAAAATGAAGGGTCTACAAATGGCGCAACTATAACATTTAAAAGGCCGGCGAATGGTGTTGTCACATCTTGCATTATTAAAAATATAAGCTTTAAACCACTCGGCACCTGCAACCCCTTAACCCTAGTAAACACCACCCCAGACCGCTGGCAAGAGGTGCCGCTATGACACTTCAAGAGTTTATTGCCATCGCTGAAAGCAAGTACGCCGTTATTTTGGCTGCAAATTATGATGCCGACCCGGTTGCGCAGTCGATTAGTGTCTCACCGCGGCGCTTTGTTTTGCATGAAACCGAATACGTCATTTTGTCGTTGGATCCGCAAAGTATCCCGCACCTCTATGATTATGTTGTTGCGACCGGAAACACGGTCGAATTTGAATATCGCCAAGGAACTGGCGCTGTGAAGCTGTTAACCCACTCAGACGCCATCAATCTGCTGAACACTGCGAGTCAATCGGAAGAATAAGCATGGAATACACTGAAATTGTGGTGGCACGTTCGTGGCGCCCTGTGAGCCTATTTATTCAAATTTGTACGCTGTCCTGGTGGTCGCATGCCGGAGGCATTGATCGTGAAAATGGCGTGGTTTTAGAAAGTCGCGGTGGTATTGGTTGCACGGCAACACCGATCGAAGATTTCAAAAAACGTTATACCCACTGGCAGGTCCGGTTGTTGCCGGTCCAATCGCGGAAAACTGCAATGGCCACTTGGTGGGATTTTGTAAAGCGTAAAGTTAAATACGACTTAAAAATGTCTTTTGCCTGGTGGCTGCGGACGAACGAAATTCACAGCAAAACCAAAGTTAGCTGCTCGGAGTTTATCGCGACTGGTACCGGGTATTGCCCTGAACCACACCGGATCACTCCGGAAATTTTACGCCGCATTTCAATGCCGTCAGAAAATCCATTGTAAGGACCATCATGGCCAGCCATAAGCGAAATTTATCCCTAACTACCGCCAGTTCACCTCTGGACGTTCCGACAAATCAGCTCAGGGCTGTGAAGGAACATCGTTTTGCAGTGACGGGTGGCAACGTAACGATTACCTATACGATTGGAACTCAGTCTTTTACGGTTGTCGCAACACCAGGTCAGCATGTACTGGAAATGTCAGACATTGACAGCATGTCATTTGCCAGCGCCAGCACTTCGAACTTCACCTACCTGGGCGATTAAAGGAGCTCGGTATGAGTCGAATTGTGGCTCAGCAAGTCGAGCCGGTACTACTCAATAAAACCGACATGTGCAGCAGTCTGAATATCAGCACTCAGGCGTTCGATAAGTGGGACGTGCCTTGCCACAGTAAGAAAGGCCGCGAAACGTTTTATACCGTGGCTGATGTGGTGCAAAACCGGCTGGGTAATGCTGCTAAACGGGCCGCTCAATCTGATCCGGAGCCCGGGGCACCGAACATCGATTTCGAGCGTTACCGGCTGACAAAAGCACAGGCGGATAGCCAAGAATTAAAAAACCTGAAAGACCGGCAAGAGGTAGTTGAAACATCCTTTGCCAGTTTTGCGCTGGTAAGACTCGCTGCCCAAATTGGTTCGATACTGGACCAGGTACCACTCACAATTAAACGCCGATTTCCGGAGCTGGAGCAGCGAACGATAGACGCCATCAAGGCTGAAATTATCAAAGCTCAGAACATTGCCTGCGAAGTGGGCGACAACCTACCGGATATTTTGGATGACTATTTGCGCAGTACAGATCCGTAACCTGCAGCAACAAGTCAATGTGGGTTTACGCTCGCTTTATCGTCCGCCGATGCTTACCGCAACCGAATACGCAGATCAGAACTTCTATTTATCCAGCGAAAGCAGTTACCAAGAGGGCCGGTGGAAAACACTGCCTTTTCAGGTGGCTATTCTCAACGCGATGGGTAATGACGTGATCCGCACCGTCAACGTGGTTAAGTCTGCACGTGTTGGTTATTCCAAGTTGCTAATGGCCGCAACCAGTTACTTTAGCGAACACAAAAAACGCAACATTCTGCTGTTTCAACCAACGGACAGCTCTGCCGAAGGGTTTATGAAAGCCCACGTTGACAGTGCGATCCGTGACATTCCGGTGTGGTTGAAAATAGCGCCTTGGCTTGGCCGCAAGCACCGTGACAACACTTTAACCACCAAGCGCTTTACCAATGGCAAACAGCTTTGGGTGGTGGGTGGTAAATCTGCCAGAAATTATCGTGAAAAGTCGGTCGATGCCGTGATGTATGACGAACTGGCAGCTTTTGATGAAGACGTGGAAAAAGAAGGTTCGCCCACGTTCTTGGGTGACAAGCGGATTGAAGGTTCGGTTTTTCCGAAGTCTATTCGTGGTTCAACACCAAAAATACGGGGCCAATGCCAAATGGAGAAGGCTGCAAACGAAAGCCCTCACGAGTTTCATTTCTATTTGCCGTGCCCACACTGTGGCGAAATGCAGCGGCTGAAGTGGGGCGGTCGCGATGAGGCCTTTGGCATTAAATGGGATGCCGGAAAGCCAGAAACAGCCTACTACCTTTGCGAAAAAAACGGCTGCGTGATCAGAAACCAAGAACTGATGGACATGCAAGACAGCGCTGCCGCGGAGTGGCGCTGTGAAAAGTCCGGATTCAGGACGCGGGATGGTTATGACTACTATCTGGCCGATGGTTCAATTGCACCTACACCTGACTGCGTGGCGTTTTATGTTTGGACCGCATACAGCCCGTTTACGACCTGGCGGCAAATTGTCACCGACTTTTACAAAGCCAAAGATGACCAGTCGAAGTTAAAAACCTTTGTGAACACCACACTTGGTGAAACGTGGGATGAAGATCAGGGCGAACGGCTGGAGTGGGAGGATTTAAAACGCCGGCGCGAAATGTATCCGGCCGGCAAAGTGCCCGGGTGGGTTGTTTATCTCACGGTTGGTGTTGACACGCAGGATGACCGTTACGAAGGTCGGGTTTGGGGCTGGGGTGTTGGCGACGAATGTGCGCTGATTGACCGCTTCATTCTGTATGGTGATCCGGATAGCGCCGAACTAAAAGCCAAAGTCACTGAGCGATTAAACCGAAGCTACCAGCGCCAAGACGATTTGTTGTTATCCATTGGCATTATCTGCTGGGATTCGGGCGGTCATTACACCGATACCGTGTATGAAATGTCCAAAAAGCTTGGACCGATGCGGGTTATCCCCGTGAAGGGCGCCAACGTTTACGGCAAGCCAATTTCTAACTTTCCGCGAAAACGGAACAGCAAAGGCGTTTACCTGACAGAAGTCGGTACCGACAACGCCAAAGAGCTCATTTATTCCAGGCTAAAACTGCAGCCGGATCTTCACAACCGAACACCTGGTGCAATTCATTTCCCAATGGATGACAGCGTTTGTGATGACACCGAACTGCAGCAACTCACTGCTGAGCGGAAAGTTGCCGAACGGCGCAATGGAGTAACCGTTTACCGGTGGAGTGCAGGCGGGCGCCGAAATGAAGCGCTCGATTGTCTGGTGTACGCCATGGCCGCACTGGACATTGCCAAAACCCGCATGGGGATCGATTTGCAAAAACTATCACGCGAATTCTTGCCAGTGCCCGATGAAGCTGAGCCTGAACAACCAAAACCCAAAAAACAAAAACAGCAATCCAGCAACAGCTGGCTTGGTACCAGTGGAGGTGGTTGGCTGTGAACCAATCGAAAATTCAAGAAATGATTGACGCCTACATTCAGGCTGAGCTCGATGTGCTGTCCGGAAAGTCAGTGGTGCTCAATGGTAAATCGATGACCACGGAAGATTTGGGCGAAATCCGAAAAGGCCGGCATGAGTGGGAAGCTCGACTAAATCAAGCGAACCGGCCACGCGGGCCCAAACTGGCGAGGTTTGGATGAGTATTCTTGATAACGCAATCGCTCAGATTTCGCCGGCTTGGGCGCTGAAGCGAGCTGCAGCCCGTATGCAATACGATGCATTACGTGCTTATGAGGCAGCAAACCCCAGTCGCACCCACAAAGCAAAGCGGGAAGGGCGCAGTGCCAATAATGCAGTGTTCGCCGCTGGCAAGTCATTACGTGAACAAGCCCGCTGGCTGGATGAGAATCACGATTTATCAATTGGCATTCTTGACCGGCTTGAAGAACGGGTGATCGGGGCAAATGGAATTGTCATTGAGCCTCAACCCCGCAACAAGGCAGGTGAGTTACTTGCTGATTTTGCCGATGAACTTCAGCGGCGCTTTGCAGCTTGGTCACTTAAGCCAGAGGTCACAGGGCAGTTTACGCGGCCAGAACTCGAAAGGCTGGGTCTGCGATCCGCACTGCGTGATGGTGAAGTTTTCGGCCAGCTAGTGCGCGGCAAGGTGAGCAAACTTGTGCACCCGAACCCGCAGGGCACGATGTTCAGCATTGAGGCGCTTGAATCTGACTTTGTGCCTTATGAACTGAATGAGCCAACAAAGCGGATCCGGCAAGGCCTGCAGCTGAACAGCTGGGGGCAGGTCACTAACTACCATGTGTTGCTAGACCATCCGGCGGACAGTGTTGGTTTTCGCTACGTCACCAAAGAGGTGCCTGCGGCCAATATGCTGCATCTTAAGTTTGCGCGTCGTCTTCACCAAAGCCGCGGTGTGAGCTTGTTTCACGGCATTATCACCCGTTTGGGCGATATCAAAGATTATGAGGAATCTGAGCGGGTTGCAGCGCGAATTAGCGCGGCGCTGGCGTTTTACATCAAGCGGGGCACTCCCGATATGTATACGCCGAATGATTCAGATTCAAGTCGAGAAATTCCAATTGCCCCGGGTATGACCTTTGACGACCTCGCACCAGGTGAAGACGTTGGCATGATCGAATCCAATCGGCCAAACACTCATTTGGCTGAGTTTCGAAACGGTCAGCTTAAAGCTTGCGCGGCCGGTACCAAAAGCAGTTATTCCAGCATCAGTCGCGATTACAAAGGCAGCTACTCAAGTCAGCGCCAAGAGCTTGTGGAACAAGACGAATCCAACCGGATCCTGCAGCAATGGTTTGTTGCTGGCTGGTCTCGGCCGATTTATCGCGAGTGGTTGCGAATGGAGCAACTAAACAAAATCGACCCTTTGATTTTGCCACCGGATCTGGATCCGCGAACGTTGTTCGATGCCGTTTATTTCGGTCCAACCATGCCATGGATTGATCCGAAAAAAGAAGCCGAAGCATGGGCCACCATGATTTCGGGTAACGCCGCGACAGAGGCCGAGTGGGTTCGCGCCCGGGGCCGAAATCCAACTGAAACCAAACGCCAGCGCCAGCGCGAAGTGGCGTACAACCGTGAAAACCAAATGGTCACGGACAATGACCCCGGAGATGGTAGTGAAAAAATTAAACAACCTGTTCAACCCCCGCGCCCAGACAACTCCGACGACGAGTAACAGCAGCTGGTATCAGATGAAAAATCAGGGCGGCAATGTCGAGCTGATGATTTATGACGAAATCGGCGGCTGGGGCATTTCGGCTCAGCAGTTCGCTCGCGAATTAGCAGGCCTTGGCCGCGTCACGACCATCAACGCTCGGATCCACAGTCCTGGCGGCGATGTGTTCGAAGGGATGGCTATTTACAACCTACTTAAAGGTCACCCAGCCCACAAGATTTGCCACATCGATGGGCTAGCAGCATCGATGGCCAGTGTTATCGCCATGGCGTTTGATGAAGTGATCATGCCTGAGAACGCCATGATGATGATCCACAAGCCGTGGGGCGGCACCATCGGTGATGCCGATGAAATGCGTAAATACGCTGATCTGCTGGATAAGGTCGAGTCGACCTTAATCAGTGCCTACATCCAAAAAACTGGTCTGGCAGAAGACGAACTGCAAGCCATGCTGGCTGATGAAACCTGGTTAACAGGTGCTGAAGCGGTGGCCAAAGGTTTTGCCAACACTCTGGCCCAACCGCTGCAAATGGCAGCACAACTCAACTCGAAGCGAATGAAGGATTTTACGAATATGCCTGAAGCATTGAAAAAACTGTTTGAACCACAGGGTAACGCTCCTGCTGCCCCTGTAACGCCAGCCGCTCCTGTAGTTGCTGCATTACCATCTGCTGCAGACATTCAAGCTGCTGCAGCCCAATATAACAAAACCCGGATTGACGGCATTAATGCAGTGTTCGCCGCATTCCCGCAGTTCTCCGCTGAGCTGACCGCCTGTATTTCTGATGCAGGTTGTACGCCAGAGCAAGCCAAAGATAAGTTGTTGGCGAAATTAGGTGAAAACTCGACGCCATCAGCGCCGAATGCATCGAACCGCAATCATGGCCATATTACCAACGGTAATTTAGTGGGTGATTCCGTGCGTGCTGCATTGATGCACCGTGCAGGGCATAGCGAGCGCGAAAAAGATAATGCGTATGCCAGCTACTCACTTCGCGAACTAGCGCGTGCTTCGCTGGCTGATCGGGGAATTATCGTTACTGGCGATGGCATCATGGCCATGGTTGGTATGGCGTTTACCCACAGCTCAAGTGACTTTGGTTCCATTTTATTAGATGTGGCCAATAAGTCAGTGCTGTTGGGGTGGGAGCAGGCGGAAGAAACTTTCGACCGCTGGACCAAAAAAGGCCAGCTCAGCGACTTTAAAACTGCACACCGTGTCGGCCTTGGTGAGTTCAACAGCCTGCGTCAAGTTCGCCCGGGTGCCGAGTACAAATATGTCACGGTTGGCGATCGGGCTGAAAAAATTGCTCTGGCCACTTACGGCGAGCTGTTCAGCATCAACCGTCAGGCAATCATCAATGATGACTTGTCAGTGCTGACTGATATCCCAATGAAGTTAGGCGCTGCAGCTCGCGGCACCATTGGCGACTTGGTGTATGCAGTGTTAACCACAAACGTTGCGATGTCTGATAACAAAGCCATTTTCCATGCGGATCACAAAAACATTCTTGGCGGCGCTCCTACTGTTGAAAATTTAGGTGCTGCGAAAACGCTGATGCGGACGCAAAAATCCGATAAACGAACTTTGAATATCCGTCCTGAATTCGTACTTTGCTCAACAGCGAAAGAAGATTCAATCCGGCAAACCATTATGTCGTCCTCTGTGCGTGGTGCAGATGCCAACTCGGGTATCGAAAACCCAATCCGCAATTTTGCAGAAGTGGTCGGCGAGCCGCGTCTAGATGATCACAACGTTGATATGTGGTACCTGGCTGCGGGGAAAGGTAAAGACACTATCGAAGTTGCTTACCTCGATGGCATCGACACGCCATACATCGAGCAGCAAAACGGCTTCAATGTCGACGGTGTTGCCACCAAAGTCCGGATTGATGCCGGTGTGGCTCCGCTTGATTGGCGTGGTCTGGTTCGCGGTTCTGGTGTGTAACCGGGACTAAAAAAATCTTAGGGGCTTCGGCCCCTTTTTCATTTCATCAAAAATGAGAGTTCACCAATGAAAAATTTAACCTCACTGGGTCGCACAGTGGATTTTACGGCTGGCGCCAATCTGGCATCAGGCCAAGCGATTGCGCTTGTTGACACTATCGTAGTTAGCAATGGCGCTTATGCAAGTGGTAGTCCGGCAGTTGGTACTGCTGAAGGCGTTTTTACTCTGTCAAAAGTTTCAGCAGATGTGATCGCCATCGGCGAAAAGGTATACCTGACGGGGGGCGGTAATATCACAAAAACCGCATCCGGCAATACCTATGCGGGGAAAGCATGGTCTGCTGCCGGGAATGGTGTTACCAGCATCGATGTGAAAATCAACGCGTAATGTCACAGCAAGACAAAATGGCGCGGCTTTACCGGAAACTGGCCGCGCCTTGTCAGTTCACTCCGGTTAATGGGGCGGCACCATTTGAGCGACTTGTCAGCACCGGCCATAACCGGCGGGAGCTGCAACAGGTGAATGAATACATTGCGGATCCTGTACTGTTAGCGAGTTTCTTAAAATCTGAAGGCGCTGTGCAGACGGGCGATGTATTTGAACTTCATGGCCAGGTACATGAACTGACCCAGATGTACAGCATCGATGATTTTACCGTTGATTGGATTTACATCTGATGGGACTAAAAGTCGAAGGTTTTGCAAATGTGACTCAGGAACTGCAACGGTTTGTTGCGGCTCAGCGGCCCGCTATCGATGCAGCTTTGCAGAGTGCGGCCACTATGGGACGGGAGCTTGCTGTAGACAGTATTTATCGGCGCTACGGTTATGCCGATCGGATGTATGTGAACCAGCACTTAAGCGTCCGATTCAACAAATCAGGCCTTGAAGCTCGGATTGTCGGCCGTTACCGGCCGTCAACCATATCCCGATTCGTGACCAGGCAACTGACGAAGCCTGGTAAAAATGGGCGGAATGTTTCAGCAGGTCTGAAGGTCAGTGTCCTGAGAAATCAGGCGAGTACATGGCGTACTGCGTTCATTTTTCGCGGGCGTAATGGCAATGAACTGGTTTCGGTCCGTTACAAAGGCGAGAAGTGGCGAAAGATAAAACGAAGCATGTATGGCCCATCAGTTGCGGGGTCTTTTGCCGGGGTGAGGGAGAGCATCGAGCCAGAGATTGTGGCTCATCTGGAAAAAACGTATCGGCGTTTAGTGAAGTAACACGGGCAATCTATGATCGATGACCTCAAAAATAAACTGGCTGAGCTGACCGATTTTGATGTGCGAGCATCTTTTTACCAGGCGAGCTCGGCCGGCGCTGGCAAGATAATTTACATCGAGCCGCATGAGTCTACCGCAGAAATTAAGTCGGGAATGAATCCTGAATACGCCGAAACAATTTACTTTCGGGTGATTGTTGGCGTGCCGTGCAAAGCCAATCCTGACGCACCACAACAACTTATCGATGCAGTTCGGTTAGTCCGTTCTAAGCTCTGGGCCGGTGAGCGAGCTCCCGATAAGGTGTCCTGGATGAATTCGTTTTCGTTCAGGGAATTTGAGAGTTGCAAGTACATTCGACCGGAAGCCAACGAAACCAAAGCGCTGGCCGTTCTCACCCTAGAAATCAAAAACCGCGTGGCAATTTAGCCGCAACAACCAACCCAAATAGGAATATTCCATGTCTGGAACAGTAACCGAATCCTACATCGGCTCGGGCATCGTGTATGTCAATGGCCGTGATGTGGGTAACGCCAGCGGCGTTAAAATCGACATCGAGCAAGAAACTAAAAGCTTACCGAATTACCGTGGTGGTGGTGGCAATGCTGCAGAAGTTACCAAGGTGAAGTCGGTTAAGTTATCGATGACCCTCAACACCTTTTCAAACGCAAACCTGGCTCTGGCGCTGCGTGGCGTGATTGAAACGTTAACGCAAGTAACCGTCGTTGATGAGTCGGTTACCGCCTTACACGATGGTATGGCCGATACTGCACGGATGATTGATATGGCTGAGCCTGTGGCCGTCAAACATACCTCGGGTTCACCGACTTATGTGGCAGACGTAGATTATGTGGTAAGCCCTGCAGGTATTCGCGTGTTATCCACGGGGGCTATCCTCAATGGTGCAAGTATCAAAGTCAGCTACAAGTCAGCTGTAGGTAACGCACTGCAGGCGCTGGTCGAATCAGGTCAAGAAGTGAAGGTGGTGATCGACGGCCTGAACGATGCCAGCGGCAAACCGTGGACACTGAAATTCTTCAAGTGGAAGCCATCGCCCACAGCCGGTTTAGATTTGATCGGCGACGATTTCGGCTCGTTCGACATCGAAGGTGGTGTACTGGCAGATGCCAGCATTGTGGCTGCGAACAAATCTAAGTTTTTCGTTCGAACCGCAGCGTAAAACTATTCATACCACATTAGCCCGGCAAACCGTTCTGGTTCGTCGGGCTTTTTATTTTGCAAAACCAGTTTAGGTACATCATGAGCTTTAAAGATCAGGTTATTAATCTAATTATCCAAGGGCGCGATCTGTTTTCGTCTGAGGCTAAAAAGTCTGAAAAAGCACTGGGTGAGCTGGCTTCGCAAAGTGAAATTTTAAACAGTCGACTGACTGAGCTGCAAAACCAGCAAAACAGCATTCGCCGCATTGAAGAGCTTACAGGCGCTATCAAAAAGGGCGAGCAATCATACCTCGAAAGCAGCGCTGCCCTTGGTAAATTAATTACGGCGCAAAAAGCCGCAGCCGCCGAAGCAAAGCAGCTGGAGCAGTCACAAAAGACAGGCGCGGCTGAGCTCGCCAAACTGCAGGCGCAACAGGCCGAGTCGACCCAGCAACTACAGCGCTATGAAAATCAGATCGCGCAAGCCCGGGCAGAGGTAGAGCGCCTGAGCAATTCGCAAAGTGTTGGCGCTACATCGGGCAAAGCACAGTCGGCTGCGTTGGCAAAAGCCACCAATGAGTTGGCTGGCTTAGAGCAGGCCCAGCGCAAAACATCACAAAGTGCTGCGCAGTTATCATCAGAAATTGCCAAGCAAGAGGATGAGCTGCGTGAAACCGGTTTTGCAGCCGACAAAGCAGGCCAAACCAATGCCGAGTACGCACTCAAGGTAAAGCAAGCGCGTGGTGAGCTGACGCAACTTGGCAGCACACTCAACAAAAACCAGAACGAATATCGCCAGCATGAAGCCAGCCTGCGCAGTGCTGGCGTATCGATGGATAAGCTGGCTGATGCCAGTCGTGATTTAAAGCAGCAGCAAGCCGCGGCTGAAATTGCAATCAGTGGCGTGAACGAAAAGCTGGTGCGCCATGAACGCCTTTTAGAGCAAAGCTCAAAAAAAGCCGGTGATTTTCAGGGCTCCATAATTTCAGCAACCCGCAGTTTGCTGGCTATGGCCGCCGCTTACATCGGCATCGACCGACTAAAAGACAGTATTGTTGGCGTCTTAAGCACCGGCGATAGTGCGGCTTCATTCGCCGCTCAAATGACTGCAATGATGGGCAGCATTGAGCGTGGTGAGCAAGCAACCGCTTGGATTAAGGACTTTGCGAATCAAACCGGTACCCGTCTGGATGGTGCGCGACAAGCATTTGCCAGCCTGAAAACATTCGGCATTGACCCGATGTCCGGCAGTTTGCAGGCCTTGACAGATTACAGTGCGAAGTTAGGTGGTGGCCAAGAGCGCCTGAACGGGATCATCTTAGGTGTTGGCCAAGCGTGGGCAAAGCAAAAACTGCAGGGTGAAGAAATACTGCAGTTGGTAGAGCGCGGCGTTCCAGTTTGGGACTTGCTGGCATCTGTGACCGGCAAAAACGTCATTGAATTACAGAAGCTCAGCGAATCAGGCCAGCTCGGTCGTGAAACGATTAAAGCCCTCTTCGAAGAAATGGGCAAGCAGGCAAGTGGTCAGGCGGCAACTAGTCTCAATCGCCTCAGTGGCCAGATAAACCTGATCGCTAACAACTGGGAAAGTTTCAAACAAAAAATTGCTGACAGTGGTGCGTATCAGGTTGCTGTAGATTTTCTAAAAGAGCTAAATGCGAAATTTGATGAACTAGATGCCAACGGCCGCTTAAAAAAGCTGGCTGAGGATGTCAGTAATTTCTTTAGCAGCATCATTCGGGATGGTGGTAGTGGGTTAAAAGCTACGCTGGAAAATATCAGCGCATTTACCCGCTCTGTACAGGTAGTCGCTGGTTCTATCCGTTTAGTTTTTAACGGAGTTTCTGCTGGAATATCATTTCTTGCCGCTGCGGTAACTCAATATTTTTCTAATATGGCCAATGGCCTATCTGTTTTTTTTGATGTCCTTGGTGGTGACAAAATTGCGGCTAGTTTGCGCAGCACCGGTGAAATGCTCCAAGCGGTTTCTCAGGCCTACAAAGATCAAATCGAGCAAGATAGCGCTGATATAAAAGCTGCATGGCAACAGATTACCGGTGAGGTAGCAAAATCTTCTGAAGCGTCTTATCAGAGAGCGTCAGATGCGGCGGCGAAGTCGGCAGTTGAGCAAGTCAATTCAATTAGAACGATTGCGGATGCAGAGGCTGAGCGTGCTGCTGCTGCCGAGGAATTGGCCACCCTGATCAGTAAGTCAGGAATTGTGACAGTTAAAAGCCTGCAAGATCAGGAAGATGCTGCTAAACGGGTCTATGACGCTATTGATGAGCAATACAAAAAGGGGCAGTTGACTGCGTTTGAGGTAAGGCAAGCCTATGAAAAATGGGCGGAATCTTCATTGAAGTTAGCTGCTGCACAGGGCAAAGCTGTGCCTGAAGCCCTGAAAGTTGAGGCCGCTGCAAAAGGGCTTACTTCTACATTGAATGGGCTGGTTGATAAAAACACTGAATTTACCGCTAGTCAGCAAAGTGCCAGTCAGTTCCAGGCGCAATATGTCAGCAAAATTAATGAAACCAGCAATAGCATTCAGAAGCTAAAAGAGACTTTAACAAGCACCACAGCATCAGTTAAAGAAAAGGCTGATGCACAGCAGCAGCTGACTGAAAAGCAAAAAGCTCTGAAAGAACAAACCGACGAGCTGAACAAAATCAAGCTGCTGGAGGCGCAAACCTACGGCGAACTGGTACAGGAGTATCGCAGCACTCAGGACGAACTAGACCGGCTTAACGAGATGTACAAGCGCGGCGCCATAGCCGCTTATGAGTACATTGAAGCAAAAGACCGTTTAGAGCAGCGTTTATCAGTTGTCAGCAAACTTATTGGCGATTTTGAGCAGAAGCAAAAAACGGCTGGCGAGCAGGTTGATAAATCTAACATCAGTTTGCGTGAACAAAAAGACCGAATGGATGCGCTGGCCAGTTCAACGGGTCGTGCAACTCGGTTTACCAGTCTTTATGGCGAGGCTAGTAACTACCTTCGCCAGGAGTTTGATTTAACCGGAAAGTCGAATGAGCAATTAAAAGGCCGGATCCAGGAGCTTGACGAAAAAATCCAGCAGGCTGGGGCAACACTCGGCGAGTTCTGGCGAACTTTGGCCAAGCAATTTGAACAGGGATTTAGCCGGGAAAAAGCAATAATCAGTCAAACTCTGCGGTATAGGGAGTTGACCGAAGAGCTGGAGAACAGCACGGTCTCGCTGCATCGGCTGAATCAGATCACCTACATTGCAAACAACAATATGGGCAATCTGGATAAAACCAGCTTGGCGAATCTGCAACAGTCAATCGATGCAGCCAGGGGGCGGGTGCAGGCTCTCAGTGATGATTTGACCGGCACCGTATCAAATCTTCGGCGGGAACTGATGCAGCTCAAAGGTGAGACTGAGAAAATCGAGGCCGAAGAGTATCGGCTCAAAAATGAAGAACTCACTAAGAAGCTGCGGGAGGCGCAAAAAACCGGTGATACCGCGTCCATCGCGAAAGCACGTGAGGCACTTGATCTGGCACGGCAAATTGCCACACAGAAGCAAAGTCAACGCGCAGAAGACGAGCGAGCGGCGAAAGCGCAGACCACAGCAAACGCCGCATCTAAAGCAAAAGTTCAGGAGACTCTCCGTCCTGAAATCAGACTGCCGGTTGAATCGGCAGTGAAATCTCAATCGCAGGTTTCTACCCAAAGTTCAGATCTGCCAGCGCTACTCGTGCTGCAGGTTGGCAATCAAAAATTTAATACATCCATTGATCGTGACGTGCTGGCTCAGCTGGTTGCATCTATTAAGCAGCAGATGAGTGTGGGCGGATAAGCAGAATCGCCGGGGGGCTGATGACACTGATAGACGGCATTGCCGTGGAAAACATGCTGTGGATAAACCGGCACAGCGTGCGGCGGGTATCCAGCACGATGAAGCGGGCGCTGAACGGCGCGCCGCTAATCCAGCAAACTGCGATAGTTGCAGGGCATCAGCTGGTTTTTGGTACAAAAGAGGGGTGGGTGACCTCGGCTCAGTTTGAGTCAATTAAAAGCCATAGTGAGGCCATATTGGTGCCATTTACGTTGGTGCACAGCGGGGAAACCATGTCAGTCATTTGGGATCACACAGCAGGCCCTGCTGTTACAGGCGCCGATTTGTTTGACCATGTTGCCGGTGACGAACACGTAACCGACGTCACTTTGAAATTCATAACTGTTTAGGATCGCTATGACCGGCTCAATTCGCAGAACTGACCTCAAAATTTTTAAGCCAGAGCAGCAGGGCAATAATGAAACGGCAGGCGGTCAACGCTCTGTCAATGAGGTTGAAAACGGCCAGCTTAATCAGGTGTTCACCTCGGTCAGTGTTATCGACCATAGTCAGGGCTCGGTTGAAATAGAGAAGATTTTTCCGGGTATCGATACGCCTGGCACAGAGCGTTTAAAGGATGCGCACATTTACCTGAGCGATCCGCCCGAGGACCCACTAGTGCATTGCTTTATTGTTCAAAGCGCAGATATCAACGACGAAAGCCGACTGCCTCAGATGCGGGAATATTTGGAATCGGCGGTTGTGCCAGGTCTACTTTTGCGCTCTGGCTTGGCTGGCATGGTGCAATATCAGGATTTGATCCCAGCTGATGATCTTGCTAAAAACGCAACCAACTCCGCTGCAGTGAATCTTTCTGTTGGTGATGTGATTTGCATAAGCACTGAATATACCGGCTCCGAAAATGCAGACTGGCCGCGCAGAGCGCACTTTGCTCAGGTGGTTGAAAAGAGTCCGATTGGAGTTCGTTTTGCCCCGGGCATGACTTTTGCGCTTCCGGCTTCGACCGTAACCGTGAACGGGCAAACCAGCATATCTAAATTGCGAGCCACAACAAGCAGAACTGACCTGAAATTCCATGGTGTTACGCGTCTGAGCGCTGCAGTTACAGCGGGGATCAGAAAACTTCCGGTTGTTACAACAATTGGTCAGTTGTTGCCGGAAAATAATGCCGGTGACGAGCTGATTTCTATCCCCATCGACCCAATTTCCGCAGCAAGCGGTTTAATCAGAAAAGTGGCCAGTACACCCGCGGTGAATGGGCTTTCTTACTCTTGGTTCGTGCCAGACTATTTTTCCGGAGCGGTACGTGGTGTCGATGCGTCTGTTCAGGTCCGCTACTACTACAACGGGAAGTGTTATATCGAAAGTAACCCGACATTAGCGCGGGTGGGACAATTCGTTTTTATCACACTGCCACGCCGGCCTGATCCGGCAACGCTGGTATCGGTTAGCTACCTCAGCAGTATCCGTTATGCAGAGTGGACATCAAATCTTCCGATTGGCGGCAAATCGGTTGTGTTCAACACAGTATCTGGAACGGTGCCCAACCCGGGAGGTGGTACCGCACTCAGAGTTGCAGATTTTAATGGCATCTTATTTTGGCACTCAGCCTCAGAATTTGCTGTTGCCAGCCCAGATCGCCGCATTGGCACCATCAGTAGTGCTGGTGTAATTGCCTATGAAGGTGGATATTCTGGCGCATTGCTGACGGCATTGATTGAGTCAAATGCTACATCAGGTGATATCAGCTGTAGTTTTGCTGTTTCGGTCACTGACTATGATCCTGAAACATTCTATTTCACAGTTGAACGAGTTAGCGGTGGTGTTATCAGTGGCGCCGCCAACGCTAGCGGGAATATTTTTGGTGCAGGTATTACCGGCACGATTAACAGCGGGATTGTGACGTTAAACTTCAGCCAAGCGGTTTTTCTGGGCACTCTACGCTACGACATCACGGAAAAAGTGGGGCTGCTGCCTCCGGCCGAACTCTACGGCTACAACCCAGTGCGCTTGCCATTGGGTGGCCGCGTTGACATGTTCAATAAATGGGGTGTTCTGGTTGTGTCCGATAAGCAGGTGATATCAATTCCCAGCCCGGCAAATGGTCAGACTCACTCAGCCCGCCCACAAAGTTGGGTTGAGCTTACCGACAAAGACGGTAAAAGCTTGTGGACCCAGACCGATGATCATTACAGCTACAACAAGGTGACCGGTGTCGTAACGTTGCATGGCACGTTTACCGGCTTTACAGCGCCATTTGTGTTGACACATACCTTGGCTGAAGAAGCGATGGTGATCAACAAAACGGTCGACTCTATTGAGCTGGCCAGTCCGCTTATTCGCGATTATCCCATCGGCTCAACAGTTGCCAGTGTTCAGGTCTTAGGAGATCTGCAATCTCGTGTCAGCGCTGTGTGGGATATGACCAGTTGGAGTGGCAATTGGGGGGCATCAGGGCCAGCAGCGACCGCAAATTTAAACGTAATCGACTATCCGATTGTCGTTACCAACCAGGGGGCGGTAAACGAAGATTGGCTGTTATTGATGACCAGTTCTACAAGCTATCGCTGCATTGGCAAAAGCCTTGGGCAAATCGCCACAGGCGACACGATCAACACATTTGCTCCTATTAACCCACGAACTGGGGAGCCTTACTTTGTGTTGCCAGCAAATGCCTGGGGTGGTGGCTGGGCGCCTGGTGAAGCGGTCCGCTTTACGACCTTTGCGGCCAGCAAACCGACAATGCTTGTGCGATCAGTAAGCCCCGGGCACAGCATGATTGATAAAGACAGCATCACGATAATGCTTCGAGGTAATGAGGACTAATATGCCAACTCCAGTAACAGTCTATCGGTGGGATGATGTAGGTGCGCCACAGCTCAACACCGGCAAACCCTCTGAAATTATTAATGTGCTAAAAAAATGCCTGGTTGAGGGGTATGGGTCGAAATTACCGTTGGATTGGTCAATCGTTTTTGAAGACAACGTTACTCAAAAAATTGTTTTTCAGAATAAAGTGGCTGCAGGCGGATCTGGTGGCATGGTCCGCTTTCGTTCTAACACCGCAACGGATGCAAACTACACGGTTATGCGATTTGTGGCGGCTAAAAACTTTGCTGATATCGACAATCCGTTTCAACCAGGCTACGAACAGGCTTTCCGGCAAGAATCAGTCAACCAGAAGGGCTGGGTCATTATTGGCACGGCTAAAGCGTTTTACTTTATGATTTGTTTGTTGCCAAGCTTGACTGCAAATGGCTCCAAAATGGGTTCTTCAGGGTTTTATAATTCGAACATTTTTGTGGGTGACTTTGAGTCTTTTATCCCTTCAGACAGTGGGCGTTTTATCTCCACCAACAATACGAGCTCAAGCAATGACAATACTGGGTTATTCGCAACTCTGGACAATGAGTCACCGCAGAATTCATCAATTTTACTGATGCGAACTGACGGTGGTGCATTTTCATTAGCTCATCGATTATTTAACCCTTTTGGGATTGCTCAATTCCCATCAAGTACCGAACTTCTACCAAAGGTTATGGCGCCAATTTGTATTGTGGTCAGTGGTGCGGCGATTGGCTCAAATGTCAGTGATACCAACGGCGGGACGGTAAACGGATCTTTGTTGTTTCCCTGGCTTAGAGGCCGGATGCCAGGAATGTATATCGGTGATTTCGTTGGCTATCAGAATACCAACTGGCCAGTGACGCGAATGATTGATGGCAAACAAATGTGGTTAGTAAAGAGCCACTGGACCTATGGGTGTTCAACCTGGATTGACCTGGAGTCCTGGGAATGAATTTTTTCCGCTATGTAGGACTTGCGACTGAAGTCCCAGTTGGCCTTTTGGAAATTGACGCGGATCCCGCTGCGGAGCGTGTGTTTGTTATTGACCGCATTGCCATGACTGTTTTGTTCCATCAGTTTTGTAAAGCCGATGAAATTGTCAAAGCTGTGCTTCCAGACCAATACACCAACGTTAATCAACTGACTATCGTGATGGTTGACGACAATGGCGTATTCAATGCGGCAGTGGAAGATCTGCACAAACTCGAAAAGGTTGACGCCCGAACGGTAAACCTTTTGCCATAGCCGGGGATTATCATGCAAGTCGTAATGAGGTTCTCGCGGCCCGCGCAGGCTTTAACGAATCCTTTAGTGATGCGGTTCGGTGGTGAAACTGTTCCTGCTATGCCGATCGGCGTCCCCACAATTTGGGCGGGAATTGGTTTTAGGTATGAAAAAAAGCCGACGGTTCAAACAGCAACTTTGATTGAATGGCTGAACCCGCGGCCGTTAGCCAGGGAAACTTCTGCCTGGTGGAAAACCGAATGGTTTTCCTTGGTGTATGCTCAGTTTGAGACGCATTGGTTATTCTCGCCTCTGGTATCCACTAAAATATCGTTTGGCTTTGAGTTAAAAACACCGCTCCATGAAAGGCATACCAAAGTTGCATGGATTTTCTCGCCGGAGCAACGCGCCGCCACGTCAGTTAACTGGCTCGCAAAAACTCAGCTTTATGATTTGCAGACATCAATCGTATGGCGCGGTAATACCGAGTTGCACGCTAAAAACTTCTCCGGTCTATGGCTAAAAAGTGCTATGCGGGTTACCCAATTTACCGGGCACTACAATGATATCGATGCGACCAGGCATCCGCACTATTTGCATTATGGGCCAACACCGTCAAGGTGGCTGTGCTCAGGCAAATATCGGCCGCAAAAAGGCCGTGTCAGGATGCGGCTGTCCAGTCCAAAAGCCGCAATTGAAGGTGTAGTTGTAATGCGCTTTACCGCATCGCCGGTGGTTTGTGTTTACTTACCTGGCGGCGGCTACAAAGCAAACGTTCCAAAAACGCCGGTTATTGACTCAAATCTACCAATCGAGCCTCAGGTTCAAAGGGCTTATGTAATGCAACCAACTATCGACTGTATCAGGGTGCGGGATAACCAGCGGATTGTCATCAATGCGGCATCTTTTAGCCATAGCCGCGGCCAGTTTGCCCATACCATTTCCTGTGAGTTCTCAAGTCGGATTGACTCAGAGCGAACCAAAAATGAGTTGCTGAAATGGACAGTGAATGGCTATGAGTTTTATGGCTACATCGAGCAGTACTCAAAACGAACTATTTTCGGTGATGAAAACTACTCTGGTACCGGCCGCAGTCGTGTGGCTGAAATTGCGGCGCCCTACAAAAGCCAGATCAGTTATACAAACATGGTAGTTCGCAGCTTTGCCGGAATATTGCAAGATTTGATGCAGTTCACTGATTGGACGGTTGAATTGCTGGGCGTTTTGGATTTCAACGTCCCGGCGCGAGCTTTTTCGACTGCAGGTTTGCCCCCAATCGAATCCATCAACGAAGCGGTCGGTGAGCTGGGTTGCATGGTGATCTGCGATGATGTAAATCAGAGAATAAAGGTCATTCCACGATGGCCTGTGTCGCCCTGGTTAACTGCTACTGCAGTGCCAGATATCGTTGTGCATGATGCCGTTATTCAAGAGCAAAACGAGTCGGATCAAATCAGCCCGTTATTTGACTGTGTTTTTGTCCGCGGCGAGCAAGTAGGGGTTTCTGCAAAGGTGCGCAGGCAGGGAACGGCCGGCACTGCACCTGCTGCCGATATTTCCTCAGCGCTAATCGTCGACGTACAAGCGGCCCGCATGGCCGGTACCGCAGCAATTGCCGACTCAGGCAAAAAGCGCAACTGGCAACTCACCTTGCCAGTCATGGCGGCACTGCCACCGTTTCGAATTGGTCAATTAATTGGCGTTCGCGTGGGTACCGATGTGTTTAAGGCCACTTGCGAAAGCATGTCAATGCGCTGCTCGGTGGATACCGATGGCGCAATCGAGGTTAGCCAGTCTGTCAGCTTAATTGAATCCCTGGAGTAAAGATGTTCAAGCAACTGCAGCAGCTGATCAGTCAGCCCAAAAGCATCGTGGAAATTGTTTCAGTAAACCCCGAGGGCACCGTTACAGTTGAGTCACTAAGCGGCCAGCCAAGTACAGTAATCGGCACCGGTACGGTTGGGCAGATGGTTTACATTCAAGATGGGCGAGTGCTAGGTGCTGCACCCAGCCTGCCTTATTTTGAGTTGGAGGTTTAG